CAACACAAAATGAGCGGCAGCCCCTATCCCGGGCTGCCGCTCCGCCGACTGGATTGGAGTCGACATGAGCCATGGTATGTCACCAGTGGGCGTGATCGCAGTACTGCTGCTCGCGCTCGTCATCGACTACGCGAGCGTTGGACCGAACTCAACCCGCGACCGGGTGGCGTTCCTGCTCGCACTACCTGCGATCAGATCTGGATTCGACGGATCGACTGTTGACCGATGGACACTGCAACGCCTCACATCATGGGTGCGCGCCGGCCAGGAGGCGACCGGTGACCCATCGATAATCTCGTCGTCAACCTCAACGATCATCACGGTACTGGTATCGATCATCGCGATCGTTACTATCGGCGCGCTTCTGCCGGAGAAGACATCAGGTCGACTCGGCCAATTCGCGCTGATCAGCTTCTCGCCACGGCACACAACCGTGACGACATCCGGTGGCCCGGCCAAAACCCGATACCGGATCAACTGGAGACTCTGGGCGTGCGCGACCATCCTCGGTCTGTTCGCAGACCTACCACAGGGCCAAGTAGGAACGATCGTTCGCGCGCTCGTTGACGGCCTGACCACTCTGGTGTCGCATGTTCCAACGGCGCTATTCGGGGTGTCGTGATGGCGCTGCTTATTGGCCTAGTCGTGTTCCTGATCGGGGTACGCGCGCACCGTGCTGCCATGGCGCGGCCCGTGCGAACCAGGCGGCCGAACCACTCCCCCGGCTGGTGGGTCACATCCTGGAACTGGGTCAAATCCCTGGTCAGGCGTGACCCTGAACCTGACCGTGACCCTGAACCGAGAGGAGTCGAAACCCACGGCTGGGGATTCGTCGACTACGCGGACGCGGCGATACGGATAGCGGTAGACCGGCCCGTGATGGCCTCCAACGTTCCATTACCCAAGCCGACTCCAAAGGCAAAGGGCCCCACCCAGTTGGACATCTGGGTCACTTCCAGCGTTGACAACGGCTCCCGCAGTGTCGACATCGTCAGGGAAGGCCAGCGCAGATTCGGCGCGTCAGAGTCAACCATCAAGCGATCCATCAAGAAAGCGAAGGCCCGCCGATGACCAGACAACGCAGACATAGGCTCATCGGCGCCGTTATGTGGGCAGTGATCCTAGCGTCATTCACCCTGTCAGCGCAGACGTGGATTGAGATAGCCAGGCTAGCGGGTTTCACCCAGATCACACATCCATTGGGCGGGAAGGATTCTGTGGAGATAACCCGACACGCGGTCCACCTAGCGTGGTGCATGCCCGTCGTGGTGGACGGCTACGTCATGGTCGCTCTGCTTCTATGGATGTCCGATGTTGACGAGAGGCTGGCCTCGTTCGCTCGAAAGAACACCTACGCGGCGGCAGCATTCGGCGTGGTCGCGCAGTCGGCATTTCACGCGTTCACGATTAGCGGGACTCCTCGACACGATGTGTGGCAGGTGGTACTTGCAGCAGCAGTTGGAGCAATACCTCCTGGCTTCGCTGCTATGGCAGTTCACATGCGCGTACTCGTGACTAGGTTCTCCGGAACCACAGATACAGAAGTCGGCATGAGAGTACCTGTAATCGGGAGTGCAGGTACTGAAGAAGGTTCCACACCCGATGGTCCCCTGTCCACACCTGTACTCATTTCATCCGCGAATGCGCTTTTACCAGCGAAAAGTACGTCTGTACCTGAGGTCAGGCCCGGGATGAGCGATGCCGAAATCATCTCTGACATGTACTCGGTTGGTGAGCTGACGATACGTCAGATCAAGTCCAGATACGGAATAGGACAACCTCGCGCTGAACGGGTACGTGGCGAGTACGCCAGGGGTGTACCTGTACTAGGTGAGTACGCGATTGCCTCTCGGGCAGCCAGCGGACGCGATACCATCGTCGTTGGCAGGTAGAGTCTTGGACAAGTGACTGCACAGAGACGCCGCGCCCAGTCATCCTAGGCGCGGCGTTGTGATTGCCCTACACGGTTGTGCCAATGACGATGATGTCGTAGGTGACGGATGTTCCAGCTGCGCTGTTAGCGATTTTGAGCAGATCTCCCGTTCCGGCTGTGACTGTCCATCCGGTCTTTGGGGAGATGCACCAAGTTTCTCCACCTGGTGCCGTCGAGCATGTCCCCGTGGTTCCCCAGGACCCGGGAAATTGGTTGCTGGCCGCGTTGCCGGCCACGACGTTGTTGGTGTTTCCCGTCGCGGCGCTTATGATGATCACTTTGATTGTTTTGAACGTCTCCGTCGTTCCGAGCCCATCTACAAGAACTCCGGCGAGATCCAGGTCTTCTGTGGCGCTTGCCGCGAGCGTGCGGGTGTCATGCCAGAGCATGTCAGCCTGGTTCGCCGCTGTTCCCGTAGCAAGTCGGATGGGAACCTTTTTGACTAGGTTGTCGAGAGGTGTGGACAGGTCAAGTGTTTTGGTGAGCAATGCGGTGATATTCAAATCAATTTGAGTCACGAGAGACATGGTTACTCCTTTATTATGTATGGCTTATGTTATTCTAAGCGTTCCGGTTGAGTCGATGTGGAAAATGGAAGAGAAAGCGGCGTCTCCACCTTCAAGGGTTGTATTTCCCGTACCAGCTCCACGGCGGATACTAAAGTAGAAGTTTGTCACTCCAGTAGCATCTGATACCCAGGGTACAGACCAGCAAATCTGCTGTCCATATCCGGTATTCGGAAGTCGGCCTAGCCTTGCCCTTCCGACTATTGCACCTGTAACAGCTGTTGTCTTGCGTATTCGTATATCACATTCTACATCCACATTCGATACACTGTATGTCAATTGTCCTGTGAATAGGTACACGTGTCCAGTTATGACGTTCGCGCTCATCGTCATTCTGGGGATGTCTGTCTCGCTGGAGAACGACGCAGCTGTGATAATTGGATTTGTGTTCATTTTCAGGCAGTCTGCTGCACTGGCATATCTACATCTCCCAAAGCGCGTAGTATTCAGGATTATATATTTGTACTCCAGCTCCGGCGCTGTGAGCTTTCACTATTCCATTGGCTGATCTAGCGACAGTGAACGTCTGGGGAGACGACGTTCCCACAACAGCTGTCACCGTCATGCGTTCTCCACCTACAACGACGTCGAAGGGGATGGACGTCGAGCTGTCCGCCGCTGTAACCCATCGGACAGCCCCAGGAACAACTGAGAGGGATGTCGAGGTCGATGTGACATCTGATGCCAGAGTTGATCCGCTAGACGCGTAGCGGCTGTCTGAGCCGCCGTACGTTGCCATCCGCATCGACGCTCCGGGAATTCCCTGGATTGTGATCGTCCTACGGTGCGTGCCGATTGTCCCTGAGACACTTGTAACGATCATGGTTATGTCGTCCGGCGAGTCCTCTATGGGTATGTCTTCGATCTTTATCCATTTTCCAATTGTGATTGATTCCGCAGCTGCGATGATTGACGGGTTCGCGTCGAGGTCAATTGTCACAGATTGGAATCGTGGGTCTTCGATTGTTCCAACGTGCAGATGATGATTTGCGTGATGTATTAGAACTGAGTCGTCTGACAGATTCTTTTCCAGTGATGTGCTGTAAACACCTATGTCTGATGTTGACATTGGACCTGCGGAAAGTACAGCTCGTGCTAACGATCCGTTTGTTCGTTTTACCGTGACATCATTTCTGAAATCTCGATCGTCATTTTTTATCTGTGGTGTTGGAACAAGGTCCGAGTATGAGAAGGTGATCGGTGTCCTATACAATCCGATATACCTACTGGTTTTAAAATGCAGTTCACCTATTTTGTCATAAAGAATTCCACAGTCCGCATAAGAGCACTTTTTCAGCAGATTCAAGAACGTGTCTACGCCCTGCGGACCCATCTTCTGTGTACGGTGCGACGCGGTGTCTGTGTACGCCGAGAAGGCGACTCCTTCCTCAGCGCACAGTCTAATAGATCTGGTGTACGCGCTCTCACCGTTGTATCCTCCCACCGCAGCGAAGGTGCTGCTGGTCGACACTCCGGAATACACGGCTATGTGGCCGATGCTTCCTGACGCGAGAGTTGATAGAGGATTACTGAGAATAGACACACTTGTTATCGCGCCTGGGGTGAATGAGTCAGAATCATTGCCCAGCGACACGTCGTCCAAGAAAGCTTCGAGCGTTACAGTGCCTCCGGATTGCGATACCTCGATTCTGATCTGGTGCCATAGTGAATCGAATATGTCAATTGCTGGAGAAAGGTTGACATATGCGGCGCCAGACTTTTGCGTTATATTGATTATGAGTTGTATTGTTCCACCGTCAGTCCACACGGCCTGAACAATGAGTGTCCCATCGGTGCTGTCCGCCAAGAATGGCATGAAGAATGAGAATACGCCAACCTTCTTGGCATATACAAGCATATCAATTGTCCAAGAGTTGCCAGTGGAAGATGCTGGAACAACTGAAAGGACTGGCTCTCCTGTTGCTATGTCTGCGGCTAGCTCTGGCATCTTAGATGGGGCGCCATATGGGCCGTCTACTTTTGAGAATTCGATGCTTGTTCCAAGTCCGATGAATCCTGGTTCCCCTGGTACAACGCATCCGCCAGAAGTGGATAGTGTCCCATCGTCGAGCGGCCAGTACACTATGGGGAGAAGAGCTATTATCGCCCGAGTTAGAGCGCACTTCAGTGGAGTTTCGCCCTGCCTCAGTCTTCGCGAGATTCCAGCCGATACGACTTCACACCAGGACTTCCCCTTCACCGATCGGCCAATATTCCATTCTTGTGTTATTCCCTGCCACAGCAGAGTAGCACCATTCATGAGTCGAATAGGAATACTCATTCCACTGATAGTGCTACTGTATAGCGAGGACATTGGATATCTTGGATTATATTTTCCTGTAGAATTGTCAAATGAGATAGTCATGTACCCTGGATTTGTCTCACCCGATTCTGACCCCAGATCGTAGCCATACGATATTGGGCTGCTGGCGTAGATGTCTGAAGTTACGTCGTTCCATGACCCATTATAGTAGAGCTGAATGGTTGGTGTGTGCTTCACGCCTTCCCCCCTAGCACCTCTTGAACGACGCCGCCTCGGACCACGATAGCTCTAGACAGTACTTCGATAAGCAAGTCATCTAGACGAGATCCACTAGAATCAATTATTAGAGTCATAGGACCAGAGTTTACTCCAGCGGGTATCACCCTCTCTCCAGCTTGGAGTACGGCGATTATCTCAGAACCGGGCGATCCAGGGACTATTCCTCCGGTGTGAAATGTTGGCAACTTGGGAGCACTAATTCGATTTCCACCTATTTCAGGTATCCATCCGGGCACGGTCCATGACAACTTTCCTACCGTGTTGTTCCATGCTCGCGAGATAGCGTTGAATGCATATATGTACGGCCTGGATACGGATTCGGCGATGCTAGAGAACGCCTGGCCAACTTTTCCGGGAAGCCCCGTTATCTTGTCGAATACGCTCTTGATCATAGGCCACAGAGTGCCTGAGAACCACTCCCCTACGGAGCTGGCGGCCGACTTGATACCAGACCACGCGACCTTCCACGCGTCTTGAAACCATGTCGTCTTTGTGGCGATTAGGATGACAATACCGATGAGAGCGGATATTCCTAGGATGACAAGACCGATTGGATTAGCCGTAAGGGCGACGTTTAGAAGCCACTGCGCGGCTGTCCATATGCCCGTGGCAGCCGCTGACGCTACCATGGCCACCTTGGACGCCGCCATGGACGCGGTCGACTGGATTGTCGACAGGTTCAACGCCGTATTGGCAAGCATGAGCAGATCGGTGACTCCAACAATTCCCATGATTATGGGAGAAATCATCTCCAGCTTGTTCCCCCACTCTTCGATCGAGCTAGGGGGTTCCGCGTCGCGTTGCGCTTGGTTTAGCGCCAGCTGGGCTTCTTTCGCCTCGATGCTTCCCACACCGAACTTGGCGAGGGCGTCCGTATACGCTGCCTTGGCTTTGACTACGTTCAAATCGGCTTGCGCCTGGCGATCCGAAGCGGCGGCGGCGTTGTCCTGCATGTCCGTGAAAGCGGTCATCGCCCCGCCGATGTCGCCGACTCCACCGGACAGCTGAGAGAAAGCCCCGCTGGTCGTGTCTAGCGCTTCTCCGAGCCTGCCTGACGCCCGGCCCATGGAATCGAACGACTGCTCTGTTGATCCCATCTGCGCGCTAATGACCATAGACGCGCGGCCTACTTGATCAGCCATGTCCTGGGTCGCCCGTGTGGATCGCGCGGCTGCCTTCTCCAGGGAGCTGGAATCTCCGGCGAAGGTGAGTGTTACTTGATTTCCGGACATTTCAATCAGTCTCCAGCCCGGCGTCAACGACGACTTTGCCGAGGGCTTCGAAGAGCACCCGCTCGATCCGATCCCTATTTTCGTGGAATGACGGATACACGTATCGTCCGCCCGAGACGAATGGGCGGACGGTCTTCTTCTCCCTGCCCACTTTTCCGCCATAGTCGAGCCAGGGCATGTAGGGGGCCATCTTGCCGCCTTCGGTGACCCTGGAAGCTGTGCGCGTGGATGCCGCCCTGATCGTTGACATCGCTCTTCCCGTGCGACGGGGCACTTTGGGGCGTGCGTCAGACACAACGATCAGGGCGGCCTCGTTGCCGGCCAGCCGCAGTCCCTTGGGTAGGTCGCTTCCCATGGTCTTTAGGGCGCGATTCAGCCTCGCAAGTCCTTCTACCCTGATGGGATCGACTCGCATCAGACACCATCTCTCAGCCTTGCCATTTCTTCACGCTGCGACAATCGGCCGTAGTACACCTTCCAGTGGACAAACTCCATGTTCGGCATCTCAGATCGGAGTCGTGACACCGTCATCGACAGTTTCTGGGCAAGAAACATCTCGAACTCCGAGTTCGGGTCCGTCTCCAGTTCTTTTGTACGCGGCCTTCTCCGAATACTCCTTGAGCCCCGACAGCTCGGCGATACGGTCGGTAACGGGCTCGATCTCTCCAGCGGGGGAAGCCTTCTGCCACCTAGAAACTTCGTCCTGTGTCAGCTTGGGGTCGACCATCCCGTAAGAAAGCATGACGCGTTCCGCCGCGCCGGCGTTTCCGTCCTTACCCAATCGCTGCGAGGTGAGTACTTCGATTCGGGAAAGTGCTCGTACGCGTACGGTTCCGACGTTGGGAATCACTACGTCGTCTTCCACAAGTCTAGGTGAAAATAGTTCTTCTTTTAGCATGATGTCCCCTACACCTGGGCAGTGGCGTTGATATCGTCGGAGAGTTGCATCTTGCACGTCCACGTGATCATTTCAGCCACCGGGTTGGTCTCAACGTACTCGGCAACGAGCACGTTTACCCTGTCCTGTGGCTTGCCACTTCCAGTCCCCTCCGGTCTGCGGATAAGCTCGACGACGGTTCCAACAAGCGGACGGATCGCAGCCCTTGGGCCTACTGTCGCGGCACTGTCGTAAACACCTGACATGCTCGCGTCTCCGCCGAGCAGGCCACCGCTGAAGACATGCGAGTTCTTCCCGTAGGTAGTCACGTCGTGACTATCGGATTTTCTGCTGATATCCGATGTCGTCACGTACGCACTCAGATCAACTGCATTGAGTGAAATGTATGTATTTCTTCCATGAATAAACGTCATGACACGTTTCCCCTCCCCACGATATCAACGCTGAATAGGGCAGCCAGGTATTCTGTGCCGCCCATCGTCACGACATCAAAATCGATTTTGATCACACGAGCTGAATCAAAAGTCACATTCTGACCAGCCTCGACAGCCCATTTGACGCTGTCCGGCCCATCCCCATCGCAGTACGCGCCGAGCCGATCACGCGCGCCACGATCATTTCCCTTGCCCACCATCACGAACACGGGAACAACCATGCGGTCCATCCCCCGACCATAGGTCGCATCAAAGTCGATGCCCTCTGGGTATGTGATAACTGCGGCAGGTGGAGTCAACGATCCCGGTGGGTAGTCGAATACCCTGAGACCACTAATCGAGCGAAGTTTGCCGGCAATTTCGTCCATGACAGCAGCGGGGTTCATTTCGCTGACCACCACCGACGCAATGGGCCGATAGCCATAAGAACATCGGGATCAAGGCGAGCTAGAAGCCTCATCTCACTTCCAACGTCTGGACTGCCAGCCACACCGTACGGGCTGTCTCGGCGGGCGAAGAACCGACTTGCCTGTAGGCAACATGCCTGTTTCACCTCTGGTGGGACCGACGTCCATCCCCACCTCGCCGTAATGGCGATTTCCTCAGACGCTCCTGTTGGAGTAGTCGCTGAAGCCGGTTTCACGACAATCTCTGTCCACGGCCGGTTGACAGCAGCCGAGTTCCGTGGGCGAAGCGTGTACTGGTCGATTACCCCGATGTCGGTTCCATCGGAATCTTGCACGACTACGGCGCCGGCGGCTGGAGCGGTCATCAGATCGTCGATAGGGATGACCCACCCGCTGTCAAACCCGTCCCACTCCGCCGTGTAGTACCGAACTTCTGCAACCGCGACGAGGCCAAACTGACGATTGGCAGATAGGTCTATCGCGCGGCTTGCCGCCGTGACAGCCGCGCCGATTTCCACGTCATCGTTCCCATCGTCGATACGCAGATACGCGCGAGCCTCAGATATTGTGAGGTAGTCGGGTGCCCATGCCACGGCGGCCTACTCACACGTCCGCGCGGTGGACAACCACCAGGTTCGCGGTGACGTCTACTTCCGCGTTCGCGTCAGCCCCGGTGAAAACCGCGTGCACGAACGGTTTCGCTGGGTTCGGAAGAACGCTGACAACGCGCTGCACGTTTCCAGCTGTCTCGCCCGTCGCCGTTAGAGCTCCGTCTGTGGTCGCCGTTGTGTACGCTCCGCCGTCTGTGAGACTCTCCACCACCGTCCACGTGCCTCCGGTGTTTCCAGCGTTGGTCTCGTACGCGTCGAGAACGAGCAGAAATCGACTTCCCGGGTCGTACGCGCGCACGTCGAAGTCAGTGCTCGTGACCGGCGTCGCGTCGGTTACCCTGCTGGCTGGAACGATGTTGACCACTGTCACCTCATCGTTGACAGTCCATCGGATTGGCATTGTCGTTTCTCCTTACGCCTGGCCGGTCAAGCACACGTACGCGTACTTGTCGTTCTGGATCGAGTCTTTGCGCTGGTGGGCGACAAATTCGATTTGGCCTTCCGACTTGCGGCTGTACGGGTCGCGAATGACCATGAGACTTGCGACATTGCGGATCACAAGACCGTCCTTGACCCGGCCGAATACGCCCCACATGTCGGTGTTGTCGTCTGGGTCGATATCAACGAATCCCTGGTCAATGCATACTGGATATCCGAGCAACTCTCCGTTGAAGAGGTTCTGCGACATGCGGTCGTTGTTGATCGGAAGCCACAGCGGATCTCCGTGCGAGTCCTTCAGCTGCTTGATGAGTTTCAGGGTCTTGTCGTTGAACGCCCAAACGCATCCGCCG